CCTGAGACCTCCATTAGGGTCCATGAACCAAGAAAATATTTGTTGAAATCTAGACCAAAATGTATCTCTGATATACAGAGTATACTCTTTGATAAGTTCCCAAATATTTCTCAGAGACAAGTCCCAGAAAGGTACGTGCAAATCAGTAAAAACATAACGAACTTGCTCATCTGCGCGTATTTGCAACAAATAAGAGTCAGTAGCTTCTTGTCTAATTGCTCGCATTTCTGTGTGCTGGGTTATACCTGAGATCAAGATTGTTCTATCTCGAAGACTTTGTATAACGTGCAAAGGAGGTCTATTGCCGGAATCCGTTTGATTTTCATCAAATGAGGTATTAGGTCCATCGAATGAAACTAAAGCTTCAGAAAATTCTTCATCATCATTTGTTTGCATTTCTGCACACAAATCAAAATCAAGGATTTGCTCTTCCTCCGGTGACAATTCAGTATTTTGATGAAATTTCTTCTTCAAGCACAAGAAGGCTTGAACAATTTTCTTCATCCATACCAAAAGATCTACTCTACGTGTTTGAGGTTTAATAACAAAAGTAGGAGATATTTCGATCTCTTTCTGCCTAAAAAAATTAAAAACGTCCACAGGAAAACTATTATGAAACGAATTCGTAGTAATGTCAAAATATTTAAAAGCGATTACACCAGTTAAGGATCCATCTTTGGCTTTTGCTTGCGAAAAGTCAAAAACGTTTCCTCTTCTCCATAAGGCTTTAATATCTGAAATACAGTCTGACTTAGTCAGTCCATGTAAATTACTAAAAGAATTCGTTGTCAAAAATAATAATTCTGAGTTAAAAAATTTTGTATCCTTTAGCTTGGCATCAGCACAGTCTAAAGGAAGCTTCACAGGGGAAACCATATTTATTATAGTTCTCCATTGCGAAACTCCCTGTTGACCAACATCGTCCATGTAAAAGATAGGCTCATTGTTGTATGTATCATAGAAATCTTTTCCATCATCCACTGATTTAACAACGTGAGAATAGGCTGGCATTTTCAAACTCTTTAGCAAGGGTAACATAGTATAAGATTTTAAAGTTCCTGGCGGACCTTCAAAAACGAAGCAAGTAGGTTCTACTCTACTCATTTCTCCGTATGCTTTTACTACTTTACCCATACGCAAAACAGCTTCAAAAATGTGTCCCACTCCAGCATGTCGTCTTGCCCAAGAGAAAAAATCAGGATCACTCTCAGCAGTATTCAAAAAATCAGTCACTGCGTGTCTAAATAACACGTCGCTCATAATCTTAGGATTCTGCCGATATTGATCAACTAACTTCTTCCCCTTGTCCAAAACTAAATGATGTTTGGTCACGTTGATTTTATTAGTGAAAGAATCAAAAATTTCTACAATTTGAGTTGGTAGTTTATCTTTTATAAAATCATAAACACAACTAAATAAATCAGATAGCCAAATAACTAATGAGTGATAAACGCCAATATCATCCAAAAACTTTACGTTTGTGAATGTAGAGGCTCTTT